ACGTTAGGGTCTATCCAGTTAAAAGAGGTTCTAAATTTGTTTTATTTTGTGAGGATAATGGTAAGCTAAAAACTTCTGGAAAAGAGTACGAGCGCAAAGAGATTGATATTAAGCAAAAGGAATTTTATATCTACCTTTGGAAAAAATATAATAATGGCAGAAATTAGTTTTTATCCTTTATTTGGACTGGTATTTGGTGCTGACTATTATAACGACGAAATGGACGAGCTTCAGCTCTCAGATGAGAAAGTTCACACCTTTACAATATATTTATTATTAGTCGGACTACAGTTCCGATGGACTACAAACAGAAAATAACAATGGCGTATAAATACGAAGAACTAGAAAAGCAATCTCTGGAGGTAATACAGAAGTTTAAACTTATGTTTATCGAGCATATTGTGGCTTATTTGCCTTGCTCAAAGAGTACTTTTTATGATTATAAGTTACACGAATCGGACTCTATAAAAAAGGCGGTTGAAAATATGCGAGTCAGTAAAAAGACTAAAATGCTTTCTAATTGGATTAATTCAGAAACACCCTCGCTACAGATTGCTGCTATGAAAATGATAGCAGAAGAACACGAGGCGCATAGACTCAATGGAACTAAGCAAGAAATAAAACATAATGGCGGTATCAAGTCGACACTTATAGAATGGAAACCAGCCAAGAGTCAAGAATAACAGTACAACAATGCAACCGTCAATTCTACGACCTAATAAATTCTAAGGCTAGATTTAGAGTTCATCAAGGCGGAACTAGGAGCGGTAAGACGTACGCCATTTGTCAATATATAGCCTACTTACTTACAACCTCAAAAGAGCCTCTAGTAATATCTCTAGTAAGAAAAACACTACCAGCATTAAAAGGTTCAATACAAAGAGACTTCCTAAGCATATTAGAGCAGACTGGTATCTACTACGATGGAACGCACAATAAGGCAGAGAATACTTTTCGATATGGTCAGCACCTCGTCGAGTTTCTATCTGTAGATGAGCCACAAAAAATAAGAGGAAGAAAACGTAATATAGCAGTTTTAAATGAAGCTAACGAACTACTTATCGAGGACTTTCGCCAGATTAATATGCGGACTACTGACTATATGGTTATCGATTTTAACCCTAGCGACCCTATACATTGGTTATACGACGAAATTATTCCTAGAAGCGATTGCGACACTTGGATTACTACTTATAAGGATAATAAATTTCTAAGTAAGGAATTAGTCTTTGAAATCGAAAGAATGAAAGACAGAGACCCAGATTACTGGAGGGTATTCGGTGAGGGTCAGAGAGCAGTTTTTTCAGCTAGACAAATATTTAGTAATTGGAATTTTATTCCTCATGGGGATTTCCCAGAGATGGATTTAGAGAATGAGGCAGTCATAGGATTAGACTTTGGATTCTCAGCCGACCCTAGCGCTGCTTGTATTATATTCAAGAAAGGCGACAAGCTATATATCCACGAAATTCTATATAAAACTGGAATGACTAATCAAGACTTAGCTAATTTCTTAAAAGAAAAAAACTTAGACCGAACGCTTCTTTTTTACGATTCCGCAGAACCAAAATCTGGAGAGGAGCTTCGCCGTATGGGTATATATGCTAAACCAGCTATAAAGGGTCAAGGCTCTATTAGTGCTGGTATAAGTTTGCTAAAAGAGTTCGAGGTATATGTATCGGAAGAATCAACTAATTTAGCTAAAGAATATTCTAGCTATTACTGGGAAGAATTAAAAGATGGGACTATAATAAATAAGCCAATAGACCGCTTTAATCACTTGATGGATTGCATACGTTACGGAGTCTATAGTCAGTATTCAAAGCGAAACGATTTCTTTGTTATATAATTAGTATTTTTGTAAAAAGTTTTTTAAATGGCGTCACTTCTGGACAGATTACGAGGTTTGGTTAGTAAAAACAACCAGTCGACTAACCTCAATTTTAACAAGGCAGTATATAATTTTTTAGGCGAAACTCTCATAACTTCGGAGGATAACGACGACAGCTATATTAACAAAGGCTATCGTTTTAACTCTAGCGTTTACGCAATAATAAATCTTATAACCAAAGCTGCTTCGACAGTACCTTTTCAAGTTTATGAGGTACAAAACCAAAACGAATTAAAAAGATACAAGGCTCTAACTTCAGGGTCTTTTGATTCTTCATTATTGCACCGCTCTACAATAAGCCTTAAAAATGCCTTAGTAGAGTTAGAGGATACCGAACTTCACCAATTATTAGAGCGACCTAATCCAGCTCAATCTTATTCTTCTTTTATTACTGAGCTTATCGCTTTTGGAAAGCTAACTGGTAATAGATACATTTACGGTATAGCTCCAGATTCAGGAGTTAATCAAGGGAAGTACGGAGAGCTTTACGTTCTGCCTAGTCAAACAATAGAAATACATTCTGGCGGTCTTATGAAACCAATAGACCATTATACTATGGACTATAATGGAACGTATCAAATGGCTGCGGAGGATATCTGTCATATCAAAGATTTCAACCCATTATACGATGGGACTGGTTCGTCTTTGTATGGAATGAGTCCGCTAAGAGCTGGTCTGCGTTCTATGGATGCTAATAACGAGGCGCTTACTACTGGAGTTAGATACTTACAGAATCAAACCGCAAGAGGCGTACTAATGAGCGAAGAGGGAGACCTCAACGAAACTCAAGCTCGTCAACTAAAGCAAAAGTTCCGCCAACAATATCAAGGCTCTAATAATGCTGGGGATGTAATCATAACACCCAAGAAACTCAGCTGGGTTAACTTCGGACTTAACGCCTCCGACTTATCTCTTATCGAGCAGTATAATACAACAATAAAAGACCTCTGTAATATTTATAACATTCCAGCGGTACTACTTAATAACGTTGAGAGTGCTACTTACAACAATATAAAAGAGGCTCGTAAAATGCTTTATACAAATTCTGTAATTCCAGAGTTATACAAAGTAAGAGACGAGTTGAATCGCTGGTTAGCTCCTAACTTTGGAGAAAAACTATTTATTGATTTTGATATTTCAGTAATTCCAGAACTACAAGAGGAGACGGAAAAAGTAGTAAGCCAAATGACTCAGGCTTGGTGGCTAACACCTAACGAAAAGCGCATGGCTATGAGTTACGGTAAGGACGAAGAAAATCCAGCTATGGACGACTATTACGTCCCAGCTAACCTACTGCCTCTTGGTAATAGCGATATGCCAGACCTTACTCCAGAGCCTATAGAGGACAAGCCAGAAGAAAAGCGATTAGTAGCTGGTATGGTTGACGTATTCACTACGATTGCAGAAGCTAGAGAAAGAGCGCAAGAGATGGGCGGAGATGGATACCACGAACATATATTCGACGGCTTTACTGTTTATATGCCTTTTGAAACTCACGAAGAATACGAAGCTGCTAAGGATGGAAAGCTAGACGAGTACTATGGAGAACAAGACGCAGAGGAAATGGTAGTCGTAGTAGATGAGGATAGTTATCACGACGACGAGGACGAGGATAAAGTAATCCATAAGAATCCGCAAATCTCTGACAGAGTAGAGACAGCTTTAAGAAATAAAGTAAAAGACCATAACGAGAAGTATGGAGATGACCCAGCCAAAAGAGCAACCTATGGAATGTTAGCAGCTTCTTTTAGAAGAGGCGTAGGTGCTTATAATACAAACCCTGAATCGGTAAGACCAAACGTTAACAATGCTGACCAATGGGCGATGGGTAGAGTCAACGGCTTACTATATGCTCTAAGGACTGGAAAGTTCCGTAATAAACCTTACGATACAGACCTACTCCCAGAAGAACACCCTAGAAGCAGCAAGTCTAAATCTAAAGCGGAAAGCTATGACAATTATCCTCAGGGAGCTACTAATAACGCCAAGAGAATGTTAGAATGGCGAGATAAATATGGCAGAGACGTAGTAGACGCTGGAACTCCTACTGGCTGGAGAAGAGCCAATCAATTAGCTAACAGAGAGGCGCTTTCCTTATCAACGGTCAAGAGGGTTTATTCTTTCCTTAGCCGACACAAAGAAAACGCCAAAATCGACCCTCGATATAAAGGTGAACCTTGGAAAGACCGAGGCTATGTAGCTTACAATTTATGGGGTGGAGCTGCTATGTTTGACTGGGCGAAGAAAATATCCCAAAACGAATAAATGAAAGTTAGCGACAGCTGGATAACCGAGTGGAGTAAGCAGCTGAATACTGGAGAGAAGTCTGAGGTATTGGCTGTAAGGAGGTATTACCAAGAGCAATACAACCAAGGCTCGGATATGTTTATTTCTACTGGTAAGACTTCCCAGTTTACAGAACTTTTTAAAACAAAAGATTTAGAAAATCTCTATAGGTCAATTTATGTAAACATTGGTCTAAGATTTGCTAACTGGTATGCTAAGAATAACGAAAGACTAATAACCAAATCTATAAATCCTAAAGACTATTCCGATATATGGGAGCAAACATTTGCGACAGAGAGCCAAAGAGTGGCGGGTGCGAGAATTGTACTTGTTCAAGGAACCGCCAAAGCAGAACTGGAAAAGAACCTAAAAAGGTTAATGAGAGATGTAGACTTTCAGGCTCTAGGCGCCCAAGAGAAAGCTCGGATTCTAAGAAGTAGATTTAATAAGATTAGCCAGTACCAAGCTGAGAGAATCGTAAGAACAGAAGCTACTAATGCTGCAAACCTAGCAACCGAGAGAGCCGCTTTAGATATTTACGGAGCTAAGTCTCTACAAAAACAATGGATAACGGCTATAGATGGGAGAGAACGCCCAGCTCACAATGCGGCTAATGGTCAGATAGTAGATTTCGACGATTACTTTTTAGTAGGTGGAGAACAACTTAAAAGAGCTGGAGACCCAAGAGGCTCGGCAGCTAATGTAGTTAACTGTCGTTGTGCGATTGCTCATATCCCAAAAGACGATGCTCAAGTAGAACAGCCTCTAGATGGATTCGGTTTTGGATTAGCGGCGGAAGCAATATCCTTACAAGGTGAAAGAATCGTAACTCAGAGAAAACCCTCTACAGATATATCCGAAGAATTAGACGGAGAATAATTATATAATTAAATTAATATCTTTGCAATATGAATTCAATTATCTATAAGCAGTCTCCAATGGGAGACCTAATAGACGCCGACGAGAAAGCTGGAGTAGTTAAAGGCTACGCTTCAGTCTTTGATAATAAAGATTCAGATAATGATATTATTCGTTATGGCGCCTATAAAAAAACAGTAGCCGAAAACGGTAAAAGAGTAAAGTACCTCTACCAGCATGACATGGACAAGCCTTTGGGCAAAATGACTATGTTGGAGGAGGATAACAAAGGACTAATGTTCGAGGCGCAAATAGCTAAAACTCGTTTAGGTTTAGACGTAATAGAGTTAATTAAAGCTGGGGTCTTGACTGAGAACTCTGTAGGTATTTTACCAATCCAAAAAGAAATGGTTGACGGAGTTCGTAACATTACAGAGGTAAAGCTCTTTGAGGTTTCCGCTGTCACCCTTGCGGCTAACGACCAAGCTATGATATTAGACGTTAAAGGAAACTTTAACAGAGACAAAGCGTTAAAACGCTATGACAATATGGCGAAGCTAATTCGTAAAGGAGATATTTCTGACGATTTAGGTTACGCCCTAGAAGCTGAAATTTTGAAACTCAAGTCTTTGTTTGCCAGTTTGTCTACTCAGCCAACCGATTTAGAGGTTACTGAGCCAGTAGAGGTAAAGAACGAGGAGAGCGAAATTTATAACTATATTTTATCAACCCTTAAAAAATAAGTGATGACTGAGGATATTAAAAATCAGTTAGACCAGATTGGGAATATCGTTGATGAGAAAATCGAAAAAGCGTTTGGTGCTGCTCAAGACAATGCCAAAGGTGAAGTAGAGGCTTCTCTAAAAAGCGAGATTTCTAATTTGACTAATGAGTATAATGAAAAATTCGAGGCGGCTACAAAAAGAATGGACGCTATCGAAATCGAGTCTAAAAAGACTCTAAGCGGAGCAACTCGCAAGAGCTTTAAAAGTTCTATCGAAGAAGCATTAAAAGACGGAGCTATCGAGGCTATGGTCAAAGGTAACTCTAATGCTGCTCGTTTTGAAATCAAAGCTGGAGATATGACTATGGCTAATACTTTTACTGGAGTAGTAGCTGGAGAAACTATCATTCCAGACGTTAAGTTTGACCCAAGCCGTTCTGTACATATTCGTACTTTAATCCCTAACGGTTCTACAGACGCTCAAACTATTAGATTCCCTAAAGAATCTGCTTACGACGATGGAGCCGCTGCAACTGCGCAAGGTTCTGCCGTAGGACAATCTGACTTCGACCTTACAGCTACTTCTGTAAACGTTGAAAAGATTGGTACTTTTATGAGAATTACTGAAGAAATGTTAGCCGACACACCTCAGCTAACAAGCTACTTATCTGCAAGAGTTCCTAGTAAAGTTCTTTCTAAAGAGGACGAGGAAATCCTAAGCGGAGACGGTTCTTCACCAAACCTAGACGGTCTTTTAACTGACGGTACTGCGTTTACTACTTCTTCTGGCGGATTATTTTATCAGTCAGTAGAGAGCGCTAACGAATTTGATGTTCTTATTGTAGCGTTAAACCAATTAGCTCTAAGTAACTACCAAGCGGATACTATTATCATTAACCCAACAGACTTCCACAAAATTGTATTGTTGAAATCTACGGCTAATGAGTACTTGAAAAATCAAGTAATCCAAGGTATCCAACCAGCTATCAACGGAGTGCCAATCACTTTGTCGACTGCTATGCCTAACGGTAAATTCTTAGTAGGTAATCTAGCTCAAGCTACTCAGCTTTGGATTAGAGACGGTCTTGGTGTTGAGTTCTCTCGTGAGGATTCTACTAACTTCCGAGATGGATTTGTTACTGTAAGAGCGCAAGAAAGAGTAGCTCTTACTAACTACCAGCCGAACGCAATTATTCAAGGTACATTTAGCACAGCTAAAACTGCTCTTGAAACTTCATAATTGTAGTTTTGTTTTTGTTCAAAAGAGGGTAACTTTTTGGTTACCCTTTTTTATTGACCGAATATTTAATTTAAAAAAAACTTTAAATAATGTTTGGTAATTAAAAAAATGCTTTTAATTTAGTATTATAATTAACTAACTAAATAATTTATATATGAGAGATAATAATGATTTTTGGGACAGTATTGACTTAATGAGTCCCTACGATTTTTTCAAGAAGAAAAACTGGAATTTTACTAAAAGGTTAATAGGCTATTCAGCTGCATTAACTTTAGCCTCGGTAGCTTTCTGTTATTTATTTGTAGCTTTATTGGTTTGGATTTGGTATTAAATGAAACCTATATACGCTAGATATTTTCTAATAATAATGTTTTCCCTCTGGGCGTTTAGATTAGTAATTGTTTATAACGCTCATTTAGACGCCATTGGAATGTTAATTTTAAGTCTGTTAGCTTATGAATCAAGAAAAGCCTAAAGATAAATTAGAAGAAAAACTTGACAATCATATAAAAAATATTGTATATTGGAATAAGTTTATTCTAAAACCTAAATGAGTAAATGTTTTTTCATTAGAATTTGATTTGTGTTTTTTGAGCCGAGATTAGTTTCTCGGCTTTTTTATTTAATTTTATAACGTGGACAGTAACAGTCTAGGGACTTATGCTGAATATAAGTTCGCCGCTGAATGTATTAAGAGAGGATACGAAGTTTCTTTTCCTCTAAAAGACTCGTCTATTTACGACTGCATTATAGACGACGGAAATAAAGTCCACAAAATCCAAGTAAAAGCAACAGCCAAAAAGATTTTATATGAGAACAGAAAAACTATACAAGTACCGTTACAAAATAATAAGCAACAATATACTCCAGCCAAAGTTGACTACTTTGCTATCTGGTCTGAGTTTTTTAATGGTTTCTTTATTGTTAAAAATACTGGAAATATGCAGTCATTAAGGTTAGGTATTATAGGTAAATATTCAGAAAATTTTAATAACTTTGCTTTTGAATAGTAAATTCTTTTCATATTATCAGTTTGGTTAGCTGTAAGGCGCTGGATTTATCTCTAGCGCTTTTTTTTTATCTTTGTTTTAAATTATCTTATTATGAAAGTTTTAATTAAAAAGGACGTTATCTCTGGACAAGACGGATGGCGTAGAGAGGGTGAAGTACATGATTTATCTCCCAAACTTTACAAACATTATATCGACAGAGGTATTGGCGTCCCTTATGAAGAACCAAAGGCTAAACAAGAAAAAGCCAAGCCAGAAACAAAAGAAGCGAAAGCTCCTAAAAAACGAACTACTAAAAAGGCTAAATAATGGCTTACTACCGCTCATTGTATTATAGCGAAACGCCTAACGATTTTCATTCCCAGTTAAAGATAAATTCTACGACTGGGGGTGAAATTGTTACTCAGGCTAACGTTAAAGATTTTGCGAGAATAGATACTTCAACTGATGACGACCTTATAGACAGAATGATTACTCAAGCGAGAATCGTTATCGAAAACTATATAGGCAAAGATATTGTAGCAAAAAACAGAACGTATTTTTCTTTCTTTGAAAAGGATAGATTCGCCCTACCTTTTGCACCAGTTTCTAGTATTTCTTCTGTAAGCGTTCAAGGCAGTACCGCTACTTACGAGTCTAAAGGTTTGGATAAGGAAATAGTCGAGCTTAACGAATTGCCAGCTAAAGAAATAGAAGTTACATATATAACAACTGGACTAGATGACAGTTTATTAAAACAAGCTATAATTCAACTGGCGGCTACTTATTACGATAATCGTTCTGACTTTGTAACTGGAAAAACCGTAGCAGAAGTTCCAACGAATGTAAAAAGCCAATTAAGCTCTTATAAAAATACTTTTATCTAGATGGACGCTGGAAAATTAGACACCAGAGTAGAGATTAAAAGGCAGACTAAGACTTCCGATAATCATGGAGGAACTACGTCTACGATATCTACTTTCTCTACTATTTGGGCGAATAAAAAAGAAGTCTCTGGAGATATCGTCCAAGAGAACGGAAAGCGTAGGAGAGAACTAGAGATAGAATTGATAGTAAGAAAGCGAACCGCTGACACTATAAACGATACTGATATTCTTAGAATAGAGGGCGTTTCTGGCGACTATAGAATTAATGGTAGATTCGATTCTACCCATAAATATTTTAGCACCTTAAAAGCGACTAAAATTGGTTGAAGTAAAAATTAAAAATAGCGACCTAAAAGAATTGCAGCAAAAGCTCAAAATGCTCAAAAATATATCTGAGCAAGAGTTTTCTAATGAGATTGGATTGACAGCTGCTAAATCCTCTGCTAGAATGAAATCAGTAGCTCCAGTAGATACTGGTAATTTAAAGCAATCAATATTTTATAGTAGAGCTAAAAATCAAGCTGTCCTAAGAGCAAAAGCTAAATATGCGCCTTACGTTGAGTTTGGAACTGGTCGCCTAGTAGATTTAGACGATTTAACAGAACTTGGCTTACCAGCTTCTTATGCGGCTAAATTCAAAGGCAAAGGAATAAGAGACGTAAACCTACCAGCAAGACCTTACTTTTTTAGTTCTATTAGATTTGAATTTAAGAAACTTTTAGACCGATTAGACGATAGATTTAAAAAAGCGACTAGATGACAGAGGCGATTCATTTTATAAGAAAAGCGATTATAGACGCTCTAACGAACCAAATTACTATAAATGGTTCTACTGTCCCTATTTATAATAGAGTCCCTAGTAGCGCCTCTGAGCCTTATATAAAGGTCTATTCTGTATCTAGTAACGAGGCTGACCAAAATAGAGATAGTTTTAATCTAGAATGCTTAACAAGAATAGAAGTCGTTACTGCTTTTGATTCAGACGATGGAGGAGAATTACAATGCAATCAAATAGTAAGCGATGCTCTTAATATAGTTAGAACTCGTTCCGCTGGTTACTTTGATTTATCTGGAGATAACTTTAATGTTTATACTTCAGTTAATGAGGGTATAACTTACTTCGAGGACGATTTGTCAGACAAGACTTATTTTAGAGCTATTATAGAATTATCAAATAGAGTAGAAAAAATATAAAGTGGAAAATTTAAGATTGTATTTAGTAAACACAATGGCAGTAGGCTTCTCATTAGCAAATATAAATATGGTATTAAGTACTTTAGTACTAATCGCCTCATTAATCTGGACTATAATTCAAATAAAAGATAAATTAAAATGAAAAAAAAGGACATTGTACATTACTCAGGAGCAGCGGGAATTTTTGTTTTAGTAATATTCCTATTATTATACTTAGCAAACAATACTATACCTACTGAAAATAAGGATATAATTGTTTCTATCGTGGGAATGATAGTCGGGAGTTTGTCGGTCGTAATTTATGCTATCATTGGCAGAAATCCAGATGAGGTCGCTGACTTAACTTCTAAAGTAGAATCTCAACAAAAACAAATACAAACTCTAGTAGAGCAGAAAGATGCTTACGAGTCACTTATGATAAATTTACAGAAAGATATAATTGAGAAACTAGCATTAGCAGGAGAAGCTGCATTTGCGTCTATAATAAAAAATAGAAATGAATAAAATAAAATTGTATTGGTTGATTTCAAAAGAATGGATAATTAGTAAATATACAAGCGGTAAGGCTATAGATTTATTAATTATGGTGGGAATAGGAATTTGTGTAATAGCAGTATTTAGCGTTTTACTTTATTAATGGATTTAAAATATTTTAATTTAAGTGAGTTCGACTGTCCGTCTGAAAAGGGTAGCGGTTCTGATATGGATAGCTCTTTTCTTGAAATGCTCGAAAGAGCCAGAGAAATATCTGGAATCCCCTACAAAATCACTTCTGGAGTACGTCGACCTGAGAGAAATTTGGCTATTGGGGGAAAACCCGACAGCTCACACCTCTACGGATTTGCGGCAGATATTGCTGCTACCGATTCTAGAAGTCGATTCCTTATCGTCGACGGTTTGCTTAAAGCTGGATTTACAAGAATTGGTATTGCTGGAAACAACAAAGGCAAATTTATCCACGTTGATTCAGACCCAAACAAATCGCCTAACGTTATCTGGTGTTACTAAAACTGTAGGAGATACGCTATGCTTAAAATATTAATGAGTCTTTTAGGTAAAGGTGGTGGAGGAGGTAAGTCCGCTATAGGAGGTCTAGCTATGGAACTCAGGGAGGCGATAAAGGGAAAAGAATTAGACCCTAATCAAATACTAGAGCTTCAAACTAAAATCAACGAAGTAGAGGCGCAACATAGGAGTATGTTCGTAGCTGGTTGGAGACCGTTTATAGGATGGGTATGCGGATTGGCTTTCGCCTATCATTTTGTCGCTTTTCCTATTGTTAGAACAATCTACCCAGAGATAGATTTCCCTACTTTAAATACCGAGCCTTTATTTACTGTATTAATGGGAATGTTAGGACTCGGAGGTCTTAGAACGTTTGAGAAACTAAAAGGAAAGACCAAATAATGGGCAAGGCACTAAACAGACGAGGGAAGTACAGTCATTGTACAAGGGCGCAAAAGCAAGGTAGAAATAAACCAGCAAAAAAGAAATAGATGCCAGACGCCTTTATAAAAAATAATCTATCTATAGTGGTTTCTTTTATAGTAACCGTATTTGCAGCTGGTGGAATCTTTGCAGAATTTACAGCTCTAAAAGATGAGATTCATTTAGTCCATGATAGACTAGACGAAAAGATACTAGTAATTAACAATCTAGAGAGTCGTATCTTAGAAATAGAAAAAAAATACGAATACGAAAGAGGCTTTTTAGAGGCTAAAAAAATAGATTAAATTATGGCTACTAGAGATTTATATTCAGCAAATAATTTTCACCGAATGAGCTTCGGAGATTTTGGTATGAGAACTTTAATAAAAGGAGCTGAAAATTTGTCGACTCCCTCTGGAGAGTTTTTCTGTATGATTGAATGTATTGTTTCAGCTACTTTTAGCGGTACTAATGATACTCCAGCTGGTGATACTACCCTTACAGATTATGACTTGCAAGATGGGCAAATAATCTACGGAAACTTTACAGATATAACATTAACTAAAGGTCATATAATTTGCTACTTAAGGCACGTTCCATAAATGCTAGGTCTACCAAATAATATTAGAAATAAAGCTGGTAGATTTAGGAAAATAAAACTAAAGGAACTGCTAGAGGAAATTTGGTCGTCTGCTAAAGAGAAATGGAATACCTCTAATAATCTTTGGAGCGAAAACGTATTTTCAACTCTAAATAGAAATTGGAACTCCGTTGACGATATTTGGAACGAAATTTAATTCGTAAATTTGTATAAATTATAAGTATGGGAACTAGCTTATCTGGTAAAAAAATAAAAGACACCTACGACGGTCTTATAAAGACTACCGATAACACCTCTGTAGGCGCTACAGACAAAGAACTTACAGACGGTAATGGTAACGATTTAAATATCTCTGTTAATACTTCTGGAGATATAACCGCTGACGGAACGGTAGAGGCGGCTTCTATAGTTAAGACTGGAGGAACTTCTAGTCAGTTTTTAAAGGCAGACGGTTCTGTAGATTCAAGCACCTATATTACTACTGACAATAATACCAGTTACACGATTTCCGCTGTAGATTCTGGAGATAATGCTATTATTAGATTAACTGGTAGCGATTCTTCTACAGACGACGTTACTTTGGTGGCTGGTTCTAACATAACACTAACTCCCTCTGGAGATAATATTACTGTAGCTTCTACCGCTTCTGGAGGAGGATTTACTGTTAATACAGAAAACTTTAGCGGAGATGGGTCGGATACTACTTTTGATTTATCTAATACAATCGCAGACGAGGACAATACTCAAGTATTTATAGACGGAGTTTATCAGTCAAAGACTAATTATTCTACTTCTGGAGTAACAATAACATTTAGTACAGCACCTCCAAGTGGAACTAATAATATCGAAGTAGTCCATTATATTATGGGCGGAAGTCAAGGCTGTGAGACTGATACGTTTAATGGAGATAATTCTACGACTGCATTTACTGTTACTACAGAGCCGTCAAATGAAAACCATTTACAAGTATTTATTGATGGGGTATATCAATCTAAGAGTAATTATTCTGTCTCTGGTACTACGCTTACCTTTACGACAGCGCCTCCGACTGGTACAAATAATGTAGAAGTAGTTAATATAAAGATTTAGTAAATTTGTAAAAAATAAATAAATGGCTTTAACTAAAGTAACGCACGACGTAATAGAGGACAGATATACCGCCGAAGTCACCAAAACAGACACCTCTGGCACTGGAGGTAGTGCTGTGACTATTGACTGGTCAGCTGGTAGCTCTTTCCATTTCTCTAACTCTTTGACTGGTGCAATAGAATTGAAATTTGACAATTATAAAGTTTGCCAAGTAGTAGATATTTATGGGCTTACTGGTAGCCAAACAATTACATTAAACTCTACCGCTTCTGGGACTGAAGTATTTCATAAAGTAGGCGGAGTAGATTACGATGGAAGTAGTACTAACCATTTGCAAGTAGTTTGCTTAGATGACTCAGCTTCTACTCCAGTTTTTCATTATTCTATAGGAACTACAGCCTCAGACGACACACCCTAATTTAAACTTATGAAAGCTAAAGATTATAACGGAAATATAAAGGTTTATAGCCAAGTACCAAAAACGTATAACAATATTATCAACTTTCATTTGCTGAGCGATTCAGAATTAGAAAGTCATGGTTTCTACGATGTAAATACTCCTAGCTACAATTCAAATACTCAAGAGTTAGGCGCTATAGAATGGGATGCGAATAATACTAGATTCACCTATCCAGTTAGTGATAAGACTTGGAGCGAAACTCTAGCCGAAATGAAATCGTCTAAAATAGCTAATTTAAAAGCTATTTATAATTCTAAACTAGCTACAACTGACTGGTATGTAGTTCGTGAAGCAGAGGGAGGAACTGCTTTGCCAAGTGATATCGCTACAGAAAGAGGCAATTTAAGAACAGAGTGCGCTACTAAGGAGGGGGAAATCAACTCCAAAACCACAAAGGCTGAAGTAGCAGATTATACCTTACCTTATTTAGATTAGTATGGGTTTAAATAAAAGAATATTTATTCCTCAAGATACTGGCTTAACTCCAAGTGAAAACTTTGCACCAATTACTTACACTGGTAATGGTAGTAGTCAGTCACTTACTGGGGTAGGATTTCAGCCAGATTTGGTTTGGATAAAAAGTCGCAATAACACAAGGCATAATTCCTTGTATGATTTTGTAAGAGGAGTTCATAGAGTTTTAAGGTCAAATCTTACAAATGCTGAAGATTTTAACACATCTTTTAATGTTGATTCTTTTGATTCTGATGGGTTTACTGTAATTGGAAATTCAGTAGAAACCAATGCAACCACTGACAACTATGTAGCTTGGTGTTTCAATGCAGGCACTGGAGCGGCAGCACAGAACACGGATGGGACAATTACTTCTACCGTAAAGGCTAATCAAGCAGCAGGGTTTAGTATTTGTTCTTGGACAGCTACTAGTAATTCTTCAGATACAATTGGTCACGGATTAAATTCTACACCGCAATTAATTATTTATAAAAAAAGAAATGGGACTAGTCAATGGTCTGCTTATAGTAATGTTATAGATGGAAGTTGGGATTTATTAAGATTAAACACGACTGAAGCAAAAGTAGATTCATCAAGTACTTGGGGTACTGATACTACAATTAAAAGCAATTCTTCTTCTTCAGGTGGTACTTGGATAACATACTGTTTCCACTCAGTCACAGGCTATCAAAAAATAGGGAGTTATAGTGGTGGTCAAACACTAAATACAGATAACATAGTTGATTTTGGATTTACTCCAAGATTTGTAATTGTTAAAAACATAACTGCTACTACAGGATGGCTTATGATAGATTCAATAAGACCAAATGGATATGCTTTATTTGCAAATGATGCAGGTGCGGAGGCAGATTATAGTGGTCATATTAAATTATCTTCAAGTGGATTAAGATTTGACGGCAATAATAATAATGTAAACGCATCAGGCAACAATTACATCTATTTAGCAATAGCATAATGAGAAAATTAAAGTTTGTATATTTGTAAAAAATAAATAATAATGGCTTCAAGCGTATTTAACGGAACTAACTTAGTATTAAAATTAATTGCAGACGGAGGTACTCTAGAAGCTCTAGGTCATTCTACTAGCTGCTCAATGACAATCACTCACGATTTACCAGAGGCAACTACAAAAGACTCTAGCGGTTTTCAAGAGGTAATATCTGGACTTCGTAGCGCAGAGATTTCTTTTGACGGTTTAATAGATTATACCGACGCTGGTAACAGTCTTAGAAACGTTGACGGAATCGCTTCTTTAATTACTGGTCGTAATAAAATCGACTGGTCTTTTGGGACTGCGACTACTGGAGATACTGTATTTACTGGGGAGGGCTTTATAGCTTCATTAGAGCAGACAGCTGAAATGGAAAGCGCTGCTACTTACTCTGGTACTATTACTGTTACTGGTACTATTACACAGTCTACTAACTAAGATTAGTCTTATACATTATGGCAAACAAAAGGAGAGGCTACTATAGCCTAAATATTGGTGGGCGCAAAAGAGATTTGCATTTTTCAATGAATTTCTGGAGCGCCTTTACGGACGAGATGAATATATCCCTAGACCGACTAGGAGAAGTATTCGAGAACGGAGTTTCTATTTCATCAATTAGAGCGATTATTTACTGCGGTCTTTTGGCTTATGACCAAGAGGAGGGTAACGAAATCGACTATAACATTTACAAGGTAGGTTCTTGGTTAGAGGACGTAGATTCTTCGGAACTAGAAAAAATAGTAACCGCTATGACAGAATCTAGAATCTTAGGTAACGACCTTAATATGGGAATAGAGAGAAACCCTGACCCAGAAAAAAAAACTCAGAGCCAATAGTTCTAACTTGGGAAACGATTCTTGATTATTATATCGGTCAAGTAGGTATTAGTCCTAATGAGTTTTGGATTAATACTTGGAAAGAAAACCAATTACTTGGAGAAGCGCATACCATAAACCAAAATTTGGAATGGGAGCGCTTTCGTTATTTAAGTACTTTGCTTTATAATGTAAACTGCAATAAGGTCAGCCAGACAAAAAAACCTCAAGATTTATTTCCTCTACCGCAAGACGTCTACGAGAGAAAAAGAAAGGCAGAAGCTAAATCTACTCCAGAACAGTTAGAGGATTTCTTAAAAAAGCTAGAAAACCAAAAAGTAGTCGCTAAGTTTAATATTTAGTAAATTTGCATTATGGCAAATATCTTAGAAGTAATAATATCTGGTCAGGCTAACAAGCTAATAAATGCTATAGACCAAAGCGAAAATAAATTAAAAAAATTCAGCGGTAGACTAAAGTCAATAGGCAAAGACCTATCTTTGAGAGTAACAGCTCCTTTAGCCATAGCTGGGGGTGCTGCAATAAAATTAGCGTCTGACTTTGAAGAGTCATTAAACAAGGTAGATGTTGCTTTTGGAGAAACTTCAAAAGAAGTAAGAGATTTTAGTAAGATTACTTTAGAGTCTTTCGGAATCGCCTCTGGTACTGCTTTAGATATGGCTGCTATGTTTGGAGATATGTCTACCTCGATGGGTTTGAACAGACAAACAGCCGCAGACCTTTCAACTTCAATGGTAGGTTTAGCTGGTGATTTAGCTTCATTCAAAAATATTAACATAGAAGAAGTTACTACTGCTTTGGCTGGAGTATTTACTGGCGAAACTGAGTCTTTGAAAAGACTGGGCGTAGTAATGACTGAGACCAACTTAAAACAGTTTGCTTTATCTCAAGGTATAACTAAAAATATCAAGGATTTTACTCAAGCTGAGAAAACACTTTTACGATACCAGTTTGTTATGGATGCTACTTCAAACGCTCATGGTGATTTTGCCAGAACTGGAGAGGGAGCTGCTAATCAAACTAGAAAGTTTACTGAGGGATTAAAAGAGATAGGAGTTCAATTAGGAAATATATTACTTCCTACATTTACCAAAATAGTAACAAAAGCCAATAGTATGTTAAAGGCTTTTTCGGGTCTTTCAGATTCTACTAAACAACTTGTAGTAGTATTTGGATTGGTAGCGGCAGCAATACCTCCTTTACTTTTTTTAGGAGGCTCTGTTTTGCCATCTATTGCGGCTGGTTTGAGATTAATTTCTGTAGCTGCGGCAGCCAACCCATTTGGAGCTATTTTAACGGCTGCTGTGGCTTTAAGTGCTTCACTTTTAGAGGTATTACACCAATTAGACCCAATAGTTAGCAGATTCCAGACCTTTGTAAATATTGTTAAATCTGGAGGTAGTCCAACTAAATTTATGGCGCTTCAGTCTCTTAGCGCCGCTAAGGCTACCAAGGTATTAGCTGAGGCTGCTGATACTTGTCAAATATCGACGGAAAGCGCTACTGGACAAATTATAGATTTGAATCATGAATTAAAAAAACTTACTTCAAATTCTGGGGATGCCTCAGTGCCAATTAGAGAGGTAGCTAAGTCCGTTAATACATTAACTACAAGCGGAGCTATAAAATCAGCAGAGGGTCTAAAAGAGACCTTTGTAAAAATATCCCATACTGTAAAACAAACCTCGGAAGCGACTCAAGAATTCGCACTAATGACTGGAGACGTTTTAAATGATTCTTTTCAAGCAATATTAAGCGGTGCTAGTGCTTTTGACGTTATTACTCAAAAGGTTAAACAATTAGTAGTAAAATTATTAGCCGCTGCGGCAGCAGCAGCCATAATATCAACTTTATTCCCTGGCGTATTTGGGAAAGGGGGATTTAAAGTAGCTTTTGCTGCTTTAGGTGGTTTTCCAGCTTTTGCAGACGGAGGTATTGTTTCTGCGCCAACTCTTGGACTTATGGGAGAATACAGCGGAGTCAAAAGTAACCCAGAAGTTATTGCTCCACTAAATAAGTTAAAGGGAATGATTGGTAATAGAGATACTAATGTAAATGTTACTGGAGGATTCCGCTTAGAGGGTCAAGACTTAATTATGGCGCTTCAAAGAGCAGAGAGAAACCGAACTAGATTATAAATAAATGGCTTACGGTAAAAAGTTTGAGTTAGTTTTTTCGGACGTTAGCTCTAATCCTAGAAAAATAGAAATTCTTAAAAAGGATTATACTGGTAGCGTAAAGTCTCTAGTTGGAACTGATGACCCAGTTAGAATTAAATGGGACACTAACGACGATATTTATTCACCAATAATTGGCTCTACTTGTGAGATTAGTTTATTTGTAACCGACGACACCGATTACGACGACTGGTACGATGCAGACGAGAGAGAATACAAAGTAAGAATACTTACTGGAGATATTTCAGGTTCTCCAGTTTGGAATACGACAGAGGACGGATGGGCAGAGGCTAGTATTGAATGGGACGATGGAACTGGGCAAGGTTTTGAGTTTTATTGGGAGGGTTATTTAGTTGTAGACAGATATAGAGAGGCGGTTTTAACTAAGCCATTTCCAATAAGATTAATAGCTTCCGACGGACTAGGTACGCTTAATGGATATGAAGCACCTAATTCTAATGTAATCCTCTCTGGAGGTCAGCCAGATATTAATGCCTCTCAAAGTAATTTTGACAGCTTATTTTACTACATAAGAAAAATATTAGAGAATACTGGTTTAGATTTTGATATTTATATAGCCAACAATATTAGAGCGGCTACTGGAGCAGTTAATGAGACTTTATTTCACGATATACAAGCCTACGAGTTTGGACTAAGAAAAAATAATTTTAAAAATTTTAATGCCAAAGAGCTTTTAGAGAAAATATTAAAGATTACTAATTCTAGAATTTTCCAAGCTAATGGTCGCTGGTATATAATTTCTAATTCAAATTTAATCGACACTAGAATATTTAGTAGTATTCCAGTAGTAGAGGATTTAAGTTTTACTGTACTTAAAAATAGTACTGGTAACAACTTTACTCTTATCGGAAATGACCCAGCTGGAAATGCTTTAACTTTTGCTATATCTACCGACGTATCAAATGGAACAACAAGCCTATCTACTAAGACGGTAACTTATGCACCAACTACAGACTACGTTGGAGAGGATTTCTTTTTATATACAGCTTCAAACACAAGTAATACTTCTGACGCTGGGAGGGTAAATATCGAGGTAGTAGAACAAACGACTTCAATCGCTCCACAGTTTCCACAAGCAGCTCCTTTCGCCTTTTTATATAGAGGCGATACTGTACAGCAAACACTATCTAGGGTAAGAAGCTGGATTAATTATTATACTAAAACTCACCCTAACGAGATGAGTAATTATGGTAATCAAGGCGCTACTAGAACTTTTTTAGCTTATGGCGCTTCTGCTTTTAATAGTTTAGACGAAAAGACTTGGAGATATGCTGGAGTAGGAGCTGGAGTTTTAGCTTTTGATGTACGTTATAATCTTTTCAAAGACGATGCAGAAACTAATCCAAACTATAGTCAAGTTTATCCTCAAGTAGCAGACGCTACTAATTTTGCTTACGATGTAGTAGACGGATTTTATGGATTCTCTACTCAATCATTAGTTACAAGTAGATTCTCTCAAGGTAGAACTTTTGCTGGTGTTACTAGGAGATATTTTCACGACGAGGTAGACGATAGTCTTAGAAACGCTTTAGAGAATGGTACTCAATTTCCATTTGCTACCTCTACCAGAGACGAAATCTCTCATAACTTAATAATTATTATAATTAGGGTAGTAAATAACAAAATAGTTGAACGATACGAATTTGCTAGATAATGGGAACTATAAGAACTGTACAAAATAATTTATTGACTTCTACAGCGGAGGAGCTTATAGAGTATAAAGTTTACGATAAGGATGGAGTATTTATAGACACCCATTCAGAAAATGTGTTACTACAGATTCCTAGCGTAGCAATTCCTCTCTATAAGGATATGACTGTAGAATATTTAAGACCTCTTAAAAGAGTAATACAAGAGGTAAATCTCAAAAACATTAATGTAGTAAATTCTAATCCAAGTTTTAATTATGGGTCAAAGCATTATGTTATAGGCGGTAATGTGCCAAATGGAGCGGTAGTAGAGGCTACTTCTGGAATACCTAAATTAAGTGGCAGTCACGTTTATAGAAATCCAGATAGTGCCGTTAGACTCGCTTCTACGTCTTTTGCGGTTAATGTACCAGCTAGATTATTACAAAATGACAGTACTGATTCAAATGTAAAGTCCGATAGGTCTATGAAAGTGGGGTTTTCATATTATATAGATAATGATAGTACAACCTCTATAGATTATTTTTTGCACGTTATTGTTTTAATAGTACACCCAAACTCTCCTAGTTCAAATAATATACTTTGGAACTGGTCAGAAAATAAATGGGAGCAGCTATCTGCTTTTGGTGACGACCATGCTCTAGTAGTTAGAGATACTGCTAAAAAGAAATGGCAAAATTGGAATAATATTTTTCCCCCAGCCATTGTTCAAGGTGAGGAATTCAACGAAATTAGACTTGTAATATTTGGAACTAGTTACGAGGATTCAACTCAACAATCAAATCATAATTACACCTATTTCGACAATGTATTTATTTCAAATGAAATCCCAGTGACTTCAGACGCTTCTAAATTTATAATTGAAAGAGAGCAAACTTCTAGTAATACC